CATATTCCAACCAGCAAGGTAGAAGCAGAAATACAACAGAAATCTTATTTATAGCATTTTATGCTGTTTTATAGGATTTTATAGGTTTGTAGGAACGGCACTATTCTGGACCCTTTGAAATGTCCGTTCTTAGGATGCAACAAATGGTAGAAAATTTTGATAAGCTTGGACTAGAAGTGGTGGTGGACTATGAACATGCAAGCCTAAGTGGTTCAATTAATCCAGCCGCGGGCTGGATTAAGAAATTATACGTAGAGTGCGACGAAATGTTCGGGGAGGTTGAATGGACAAAAGAAGCGTATGACATGATTAAAAATGGCGAATACAAATACATCAGTCCAGTCTACAACTATCATGGCATCGACCGCGTTACGGGGGCTGATTTAGGCGTAGAGCTGCATTCTGTAGCTCTAACCAACACTCCATTTTTGAGAGAGTTGGGCGAGGTTAAGGCTAATAAAAAAGAGTGGACGGAAGAAAGAGATCAAATGATATCATTGATTGTCTCTTGTGCGATAGATCAAGGTAAGATAAACAAATCGCAAATTCAATGGGCGATGAATTACAGCAGAGAGAATTTTGCTGGTTTTAGAGATTTTTTGTCGACTTCGACTGGGCGTCATTTACCAAACATGTTTGCAAACAATATGTTTGCAAACACAAACGGTGCTGAAAAAGAAAATGTAGTAGAATTGGCACTTAAACACATAAACAAGGAGAAATAACATGCCTTACGCAGGAAATGTAACTAAACAACCAAAAACAATCAGTGCAACAATCAAAAAAGAGTTGCTAAACCTTAACGCAATAATCAAAACAAGCCAACCATTGACAGCAGGGGCACTCCTTGTAAGCAACAATAATTGTGATGAATTCATTGAGTGCACAGTTTGGTTGGAAGATACAAATTACAAAAAAAATAGTTGCGTGGTTTCCAATGGAGCTGTGTACAAAGCTCTTAACGATACATCAGCCAATGTGGAAAATAGCGACACTTGGGAAGCAATGTCAAACGTTAAGTTTGGCGTGCTTAACGATTTGGTGGCGCGAGATGGTGAGAGGGCAAATGTCCTTGTCGCTGGCGTGGTAGTATTGCCAACATTAGATTCTGCAACAAAATTTAGGCTTATGCAAGATTCGATAATCATACAATAAGGAGTAAAAAAATGCCATTTAGTCAATTTACACAGAAGGCGATGACTGATATAGCAAATCAGATACAGATTGCGCCATCGCACGTGATGAGCACTTGTTTCCAACGCAAGACCATGTCGCTTGCCGATAGTGTTGAAATAAAGTTCAAAAAAACACATTGGATACTGTTAAATTCGGTAAGTCCAAACTCGGAATCCAACCTCATAGACACGTCGGATCACTATGTGGTAAATGTAAAATTGCCGAGATTCCCCGTCTCCGCCACGATCTCGGCGAGCGAGATAAATCAACTCAATACGATAGGCGGCAACAGCAAGACAGAGGCTGTGTCGTCTCTGATAGGAGATAAGCTAGCGGAGTTAATAGGTAGCATAAACGCTACCTACGATTACATGGCCATAGGAGCGCTGGCGGGCAAGATAATGGACGGCGCAGGGAATGTCTTGTTTGAATTTGTTGATAAGACAAATGCTGTCAAAATTGGCAATAGAAAAATAATCGAATATATTGCCGAAATAGAAAAACGGATGAGGCAATCTGGCATAAACTATGGTTATAGTGTGTTATGTAGTTACGATTTCATGAGTAAACTTGCCGAAAAGGCTGAAGCAGAAGACCTATTTAATAAAAAAATTGCTGAATATCAAAGGGGCGAAAAGGTAAAGCTTGTTGTTTATGGCGTTGAGTTCACTCCTTGTGAGGCAGAACTCAACGACAAAAAATTTATTGAGTCAGCGATAGTATATCCTCGATCTCCCGAGGCATATAAATTCTATTACACCAGAGCCAATCATGTCGACGCCATCGATAAGACACCTCAATTGTATTTTTCGCCGCGCCCCGAACCTATGAGTGAGGGGCGGGGTTATAAAATCCTCGTTGAAAGTCGCGGTCTACCTGTTTGTGTTAGACCGGATTTAATATGCAAATTAAGCTTCTGAAAATGAATGAGGTAGGAATAGTTAGCGACGTACGGGGTGCTCGTGCCCGTGTCAAAATAGGTGAGATGGTTACGGACTACCTGCCAGTGTTGCAGGCGTGGGCGAGTGATTTTGGAGTCTCGTACTCACCGGTCCGAGTAGGCGAGCAGGTGCTCGTTATAGCTATAAGAGACGAGATTAACGCAGGCGTCATCTTGCGTGGTCTCTACCAGCATAGCTACAAGCCGAGCGAGACGAGCCCCACCACTGCCAAAGTTGTCTTTGCAGACGGGACGGCGGTGAGCTACGACGTAGAGACAAGCGAGCTTGTTGTGAGCTCGCCAAAAAAGATCAAGGTCGAGTGCACAGAGTGCGAGGTTAAGGCTGACAGATGTGTAGTCGATAGCCCGAGTATAGACTTGGGTACAGGTGGTGCTGGCGTGGTTACCACAGAGTGCACTTGTGCTTTCACCGGAGCGCCTCACCCAGTGGGGAGCGGTAACACAAGGAGCAAGATATGACAGCAGATAGTTTGAAAAACAAGATAGCCTGTAACTTGGAAAATGCAGGCTACAAAAAGGTCACTAGCACGAGCTCGGAGGGCAAGCAATTTTCGGGCGAGCTAATCGCCGCGATAGCACAAGCAATAGTAGATGAGGTGCAGAGTAACGCTGTTGTCGAGGACACGCACCCGCAAGGAGCGGGGACGTGGAAAATTAAATAGGAGACCCCAAAATGCAAGAAATAAAAGAAGGTATCGGAATCGTCAAAATGTTAGGTTCCGTCGGTGTTGTCGAGCTACTACTCATCTTTTTAGGCTTGGTTATTGCTGGTTCTTTTGTTGTTTTTAGATATTTCAAGTCAGAACTTAAGCCTGCCTTAGACGGCATACATAAGGCTATCGACAAGCTTACAACCATTGTAGACCTCCAATCCAAAATGTTTGATAAACAGATAGATAGGCAAGATAAATTAGCTGAAATAGATGTCAAACTAAACAAACTCATAACCAAAAACGAGATGAGGGACGAGGACATGAAAGAGATAAAACAAATGTTGCAAAGTGGCAGAAATGATAGGCATTGAGGCGAGCGTTAGGGATATCTTGCTGACAACGCGAGGATCCCGAGTAATGAGACCAAACTACGGTTGCAACATGATAGACTACGCCGATAAACGCATAGATGGCGAAGTCTTGAGCGAAATAGCGCTCGAAATCAAAGATAGCGTGGAGGCTAATGAGCCACGCGCTATGGTTAAGCAGGTTAAGGCTTATCGAGATGGGGAACGGTTGCGACTAACAGTGATTTTGGAAGACGGCACGACGGAGGTATCAGTATGAAACCGCAGGTCATAGAGGAACTCAGCTATGAACAAATATTAAACGACATTAAAACTGATTTTAAAAAGCGTTTAAAAAGTGATGAACAACTGCTAGAAAGCGAAGACGTGGTAGCACTAATGGAGGCTTTCTCCTATCGCGAGACGATTTTGCGGGCTAGGATTAACCACGCGGTGAGCCAGTGTCTGATCGAATTTGCAACAGGCTCAAATTTGGATGCTATTGCTACGATGTACGGAGTAACCAGACTACCGCTAGTCTCTCCGACTGCTGTGATCAAATTTACACTATCCGCCACGCAAAATTTCGACATAACTATCCCGAAAGGGTTGGTTTTGGGCGGCAGTGGTGGCGAGACTGCTCGCCTACTTAACGACGTAGTCGTGCAAGCAGGCAAGATGAGTGCGACTGGTGTGTGTGAGCTTGACGGCACGCTAATGCCAAATTTGCAGATGAGCTACATGCAAGTTAGCGTGCCTCATGTGTCTAGTGTAGAGCAGGTTAGCGAGTGGACAGGTGGTAGCGAGAGCGAGAGCGACGAGTCGTTACGTGAGCGTTGCACGGCAAGTCTTGCGCGCTATTCGACCGCTGGCTCTAAAGAGTCTTATACCTACTATGCCAAGAGCGCAAGCTCTGCCGTGCGAGATGTTGCGATTCTGAACGGCGGAGACGGATCAGTCAATGTATACATTAGAGCGGACTATGATGTTAGCGAAAGTGTGCAAGAGGCTTTGAGTGCCGATAATGTACGACCATTGACTGATCGTGTGCAAGTTATATTTGCGTATCCCAAAAAGATAAAAATCTACGCGACACTCGAGTTGTCAAATTTGCTACTCGCTAGTCGTGTAAGCGTGAGCGGTGGAGTACTGGATTTCGGGATAGATATGAATTTAAGTCAAATTTACGCCGACTTGCATAAGTCAAGCGAGGTAAGACGAGCAAATATCACAAGAATTACAGTCGATGGTGTGGACGTGGCTGTAGCAGACGTCGTGGCTCAAGATAACGAATACATAGATTACAGCTTTGAGCTTACATTTGCTAGTTACAAGGATAGGACATGAGTTTGCTGCCACCACACAAGCCTCGCTGGGCTCATGTGCTAGATGAGCTAGTAGGCGAGAGGTTAGACACGCTTGACATCAGTGGCATAGACACACGAGCGGCCACTTGCAAAGAGCAGGTTTTGGTGAGTTTGGCTCGTGGTTTTGGTTTGTCGCACGACGACCCATCAGTGTTAAGGCGTCTATTGGTTCGCCCGTTCTCTAGCTTGCTCGGTACAAAAAAACACTTAGTAGAGCAACTCACGTCATGTTTTGAGAACCTTGAATTTAGTGTGCAAGAATGGTATGAGTATAGCGGTGAGCCTTATCACTTTAAGGTTGTCATAATAACGCCAAACGACAACCCTATAAACATGAAAGATTATAACTTTGAGGAATTGGTGTCTAGGCAAAAAAATGTCAGAAGCGTGTTTGATAAATTTGAATTCGTCAACTCTATTGATGTTATCGCAAAAACTATAACATCACAAAATAACACAATAATACAGGATATATAATGAGGAAGATATGGACACAGGCAGGGCTTACGGCTCTAGCAAACGGACAAAACGGCATCCCTACCAAAATCGCAACTATGGCAATAAGCAGCGATCCTTACACATACGATAACAACAGCACGGAGCTTACAAGTGTTGTCGCGCGGGTGCCTGTTACATCAGTTACGTCTAACGGCAACACACTCAAGATTGTAGCTAACGTTGGAAAGAATATAGGCGGATTCTACATCCGCTGTGTTGCATTTTTGAATGATAGGGGGGATACTCTAATAATTAACGAGTATCCAGAAACATACAAGAGTGGGGTAGCAGAAAGTGCGGCAACAGAAATAAAGGTTGTCGCACATTTGAGCGTAGTCAATGGAGACGCGGAGAGTGCAACGCACACGTTGGTCGTGCAAGACTCTAACTGGATCACCAAAGAGGAGTTAGACAAGGAAGCAGCCAATGCAGTTACAAGTCTATCCAATGCCTACAAAGAGGCAGATAAGGCACTACAGACGCAATTATCGGCAGTGGTCGCAAACTATGTTACAATCAACACAAAACAGACGATATCGGGCAACAAGACGCTCACAGGAGCTACCACGCTCACTGGTGCTTTAACCGCTAACGGCGGTATCACAACCAGTAAAACAGATACAGGCACGCTAGCTGTTACTGGCTCTGCAGTTTTTAAAGGGACGGCGAGCTTTGCTGGTGCTTTAACCGCTAACGGCGGTATCACAACCAACAAAAATATTAACATCAGCAATGGCGGCTATTTGTCAAGCACAGGGCGTTACCATATGTATTGGACCTCACGAGATAACGCACTTGTGAGGGTTACCACAGACAATGGATACACGGCAGGAATCTCGTGGCTAGGCAGTGGTGGTAACTGGGCTATAGGTGGTTATGGTGAAAATCTACATTTCACTTACATTACAAATACCAACTACAATAATAAAACAAACACCACGTCCGTTAACATTAAGTTTGGTGCGGACGGCACGGCGACTTTTGATAAAGTGGTAGCAAGCGGCAAACTAACTGCCACCGATGCAAGTAACGACATCAACGCTGTTACACAAGCGGCGAGAAACAACAGCACCAAAGTCGCTACGACAGCATTTGTGTCAAATGGGGCTACTATGCCTTGTGGCACTATCATCGCTTTTGCTGGGGCGACAGCACCTGCTGGGTGGCTACTCTGTAACGGGCAAGCAGTTAGTCGCACGACTTACGCTGACCTCTTTAAACTCATCGGCACGAGCTATGGTGCTGGTAATGGCAGCAGCACATTCAACGTCCCAGACCTGCGGGGGCGATTTTTGGAAGGTGCTAATGGTAACCTACACAGCAAGGCGGATGCGGGCTTGACTAATATTACTGGTTCGTCAGGACGTTTACTCTGCCGATATGACAATAGTATACCAGCAAGTGGCGCTTTTACCACAAGCTCCGTGTCTGGTCGTGGGTCTAATACTGACAGTGTTGGTAATGCTGTGCTGAATTTTGACGCCTCAAGTTCATCAGCAGTGTATGGTAAGTCGACAACCGTGCAACCAGCAAGTGTGCGGGTGAATTACATTGTGAAATTTTAAAATAAGGAGAAAAAATGCCAGCTAAATTTGGTATTAATGTGACGGTAAGTTCCAACGCGGCACGACCAGTAAGCGTGGAAAGCACCACGCCAGTCGCCATTGTGGGCGACACAGGGTTAGTAAGCGGAGGACTTGAGTGCTACACGAGCGTAAGCGCGGCGCTAGATACTCACAAGAGTCATAGCGTATACACTGCACTCAAAGCCATAGAGGCACAAGGTGTAGAGACGCCAGTTATCATCAGCTCTTTTGTGGCGAGCGATGACACAAACGAAAACATAAGTGCGGCAGTGAGCGCAGTCGAGGCGCTCAAAAACGCGAAAAGCAAATTTGGTTACACGCCAAACATTATTATAGCACCAGGTTACTCACACATAGACGCGGTAAGCACGGCGCTTGTGGCTATGAGCGAGCGACTAAAAGCGACAGCTTACATAGACATAGATGCAAGCAGTAGTATAGAGGCGATAACCAAGGCTGATGGTTATGGAACAAAAAGGGCAATATTGTGCTACCCAAAAGTAGCCGTGTGGGATACAAGCACAAATAACTACACTTATGAATTCGCTAGTGGATATGTAGCGGGATTAAGGCTCAAAACAGACGGCGAGAGTGAGACGGGCTACGCTGACAGCGCGAGCAACCGAACGATTAACGGCATTGTGGGTTTGAGCGATGATATAGACTTTGAGCTGGGCGAGACGTGCACAGCAGATGAGCTACGAGCTAGCGGGATCTGCACCATCATACACGAGCAAGGCTGGAGGCTTTGGGGAGAGGAGACGACAGATGTGGACACCATATGGCAGTCACTAACTCGCGTGAGAATCTTTGACCGCATAAGTCGTGCGTGCCAAGATGGCGTGCTGTTTGCGGTTGATCGCAAGGCAAGTGAGCTGTATCATGCACGTCGCACAGTTGAGGAGTGCCTAAGGGGGCTCGTGGGCGCTAAAGTTTTGCTCGGTTACAATGTTAACTGGAGCGAAAAAAACACAGACGCGACGGTTACTGCTGGCAAATTCTACCTCGATGTAGCTATGCAAGACAATCCGACTGTCAAGCTACTCACACTTGATTATGCCTATACAGACAGTTACGCGGGCGACTTGATGAGTCAAATTTAAGGAGTTAGATTAAAATGGCAAGAAAAATACCACAAAGTATAAAAGAAATTAATGTCTTTATTAACGGAATTGGCTACCTTGGGTCAGCTAAAAATTTTAAAATACCAACTATAGAGGTAGAGACGACGGAGTTGAAAGGTGCGATGAGTGCCAATGTTAGCACAGGGGCAATCAAACCGCTCGAGTGCGAACTCAAAATCTCAACGCTTGACCTTAACGTCTATGCGGCGCTTGGGTCGAATTTGGCAGGGGTAAAAATACCCCTACTGCTTAAAGCCTCTTTGATTGAGGATGGCAAAGAGCATGCTGTGTCCGTTGCCATTAGTGGCGATATATTAAGCTACGAGGTTGGGGACATGGAGAACGGCAAAGAAGTCGAGTTAGCTCTCAAAATCGCAGTGCGGTTTGAGAGTGTTAGCATAGACGGCGTGCCAATGTTAATCTACGACTATAACAATCTTATATGTATAGTCGGTGGCGTGGACTTGATGAGTAAGGTAAGATCAAATTTAGGAGAGTAAGATGACACAGATTAAACTAAGCGACGGACGAATTTGGGAGATGAGTGAAGTAAAGGTCAAAAACCTACAATTAGCGCAAAAAAAAGAGACGGATTTGGATAAAACCATCTATCTTATTGCCGCACTGACCAACAATACGACAGATGACGTGGAAAATTTGCCAGTGGAGGATTTTTTTGAACTCGCAGAAATTCTGCGAGTTAAACTAGATAAAAAAAAGTAAGTTGCTCCGCAGATAATATCGCGCTCATAGCCCACTGCTTACATTGGGGCAAGGGCGAGATAGAGGACATGGAGCTGGACGAATTTGAGGAGTACGTATGTTTGAGTAAGGAGATACTGAAGTGGAAAGTGCAATTTTAGAGATAGGACTACAGCTTGACGGTTTTCACGCTCTAAAAGGAGTGCGGGAGAATTTAAGCAAAATTACAGAATCTGCAAATATAGGCTCGAAAGCGCTTGACAAATTTAGCCTCTCTACAAAACTTAAAGATATCTCGCAAAACCTAAAAGCACAAAAAGAGGCGTTGATTGGCGATATTGGTAACATAGTCGGCTCACTCGGTCGTAGTGTGGCAGTGGGTGTGCCAGTTAAGCTAGCGATAGACTATGAAAGTGCTATGGCAGACGTTAAAAAGGTAGTAGAATTTGCTGATTCTGCTGACCTTAAAAAATTCAGTGAGGGTCTACTAGACCTCACTACAACCATACCACTCTCTAGCAAAGAGCTAGCCGCCATCGCAGCAAGTGGCGGACAGCTTGGCATCGCAAAAGAGAATTTGCTCGAATATACCGCGCTAGCATCTAAAATGGCAGTGGCATTTGATGTTACCGCCGAAGAGGCGGGAGACTCAATGGGTAAGTTAATGAATATATTCCAAACGGACATTGCAGGTGTTAAGAGTCTAGGCGATGCCATAAACCACCTAAGCAACAACAGCGCCAGCAAAGCAAGAGAGATAGTCGAGGTGTTAAAACGCATAGGAGGAACTGCCAAAACACTAAAGCTCACAGAGACACAAGCCGCCGCGCTAGCTTCAACGTTCATATCACTGGGCAAAGCACCAGAACTTGCTGCAACGGCGAGCGAGGCGTTCTTGAGATCGTTAGGTAATGCGACAAAGCTAACTCCAAACGCCAAAAAAGCGTTTGAGGAGCTCGGTATGAGTGCTGGCTACATACAAGACGCCATGAGTTCGGACCCACAAAAGATGATGGTTAAATTCCTAGGCGCTGTTAAGCAAATTCCGCAAAAAAACCAGCTTGGCGTCCTAACCGATATCTTTGGCACTGGCTTTGCTGGCGACATAGCAATGCTTGCAAATTCGGTCGAAACATACAACAAAGCACTTAACAATGTAAGCAGTAAGAGCAAATTTGACGGCTCAATGCAAAATGAGTTTGAAGCCAGAAGCAAAACTACTGCCAATTCACTCTCGATACTTAAAAACGGTATCGAGCGGATCGGCATTAGCTTTGGCTCGGTCTTTTTGCCGCCTATCAGCAAGGCGGCATCAGCATTAGCTGGAGTGAGTACACGAGTGAGCGAGTGGATAGGCAAGCACGAGACACTGGCTAAGGTCGTAGGATTAGTGTGCAGCGCGCTTATCCTAATACAACCTGCCGCTCTTGTGGCAAGATTAGCATTTATTTACACTGCAAGCACAGCAACAACGCTTGTAGGTGCGTTAAATTTTGTGTGGACTAATGTTGTGAAAAATACAGCAGTAGCGACTTTTGGGGCGGTTAGGTGGGTAGCCTACGCAACAGCAAGTAAGGTCGCTGCAGCGACCACTATTTTGCTTGGAAAGAGCGTGAGCGGTGTGAGCGTGGCACTACGTTTGCTGCGCACAGCACTAATAGCGACTGGTATTGGTGCCCTTGTAGTTTTAGCGGGAGAGATTATAAATAACTGGGACGCGATCAAAGGCGTTTTTATTCGCGTTGGGAGTGCCTGTAAGAGTGTGTTTAGTGGCGTTGTCGGCTGGGTTGCAAGTAAATTTAAGGTGGTCGGAGAGGCGCTAACTGGTATTTTCTCGCCAGTCTTTGACTGGTTTAAAGTGGCGTGGAGTGCTGTCGGAACAGTGGTGAGTGCTGTGCTTGGCGGAGTAGGTGCGGTCATAAAAAACACAGCGAGTGCCTTGAGTAGTATTTTCTCGCCAGTCTTTGACTGGCTGGGGGCTAAATTTGGCTGGATAGGCGAATTTGCTTCGGCGGTTTGGGGGCGTGTAACGGGAAACTTTAAGGTGGTCGGAGAGGCGCTAACTGGTATTTTCTCGCCAGTCTTTGACTGGCTGGGGGCTAAATTTGGCTGGATAGTAGACAAAATCAAAGGTATAGCGAGTATGTGGGGCAAAGTCAAAGAGTTTTTTGGCTTTGAAAGTGATCCTACAAAATCCGAGCCAAAAACAGGTGAAAAGTCTGTCATAAAAGAGATAACCGCCGAGCGTGAAAAAGTGCGTGAAACCCAAATTCAAAGACAAAACGATCTGGTGACTCAAAAAACCGCCACCGCAGTCGCACCAAATGTAACCGTCAATTTCAGCGGAGACTTCAAGGTTGGTGTAGGTGCAAATGGCAAATTTGAGTTAGACGCCTTTCAGGCGCAAGTGGTGCAAGCGGTAAAAAAATCACTTATGCGTGAGGAAATTAACGCACGCAATGCGGAGGTGAGAGATGGTTTTTAACTTGGGCGGATTCAAATTCAATCAAAAACAAAATTTAACAGCAACCTTTAGCAAAGACTACGCGGTGAGCCAGCAAACTAGATTGTCGAACGCGCCAGCTCTATTTTGCTCGTCTCGTCCTAGCACGGAGATAACGCTTAACGGCGAGACGTTGCCGTTTGTAGATGGCACGCAGGCTCTATCCAAATTATATGATATAGCAGACAAACAAAAAAGCATTACACTGACTAATGGCGAGGGTATCGTTTTTGGGCGGTTTGTGGTGGTCAGCATAACAGAGGAGCAGAGCGTGTGGGTGGCTAATGGGAGATTTCTTAAGCAGAGTTTTAGCGTTGTTTTAAGGAGAGATAATGACACAAGTGATAGCAAATAGCGGCGACAGGCTAGATACAATAGTGTATAGGCACTATGGTACGCTAGACTATTTTGAGGCGGTTTTGGCGGTAAATCCAAAGTTGAGTGCAATATTAAAAGCTGGCGATGTGGTGCTGTTACCTGAATGCGGGGCAAACGAAGAGGCAAGCGAAGAGGCGAAGCTATGGTAAAACACCCAAAATTTAAGCTCATAGCGGGCGGTAATGACATTACTAGCAAGGTCGCGAATAATTTGGTTAGTCTGTCTTACGAAGATAGGATTGGCACAAAAAGCGACGAGATTAGTTTTGTGGTGAGCGGTCTTTTTGCCCGTCCTGAATTCGGCGGGACACTTGAGCTTTGGCTAGGCTACGAGGAGAGTGGTCTCTATAAGTGTGGCAAATTTGCCGTCTCGTGTGTAACAAGGGATTTTGTGGCACGCACAACTGAGATTAGGGGGACGGCGGTGGATTTTGCCAGTGTAGTCAAAGCTCGCAAGAGTAGGACGTGGAGCAACACAAGCGTTTTCGCCATAGCGAAAACGATAGCCAGCGAAAACGGCTGGAAATTTAAGCAGACTGGCGAGGACGAGAGTGTATCCAGTAAAATACAAAATAACACAAGCGACATAGAATTTATTAACTCGTTGTGTTTTGACACCGGATTTTTTGCTGTGATTAAAGGCGGGACTCTCGTGGTAGCACGTTTTGAGGGCGGAGAGGCTGGCAAGGTGCTTTCTAGCGTTGGTAATGGAGCAAAAAAAATGCCAAAACTCAAATTTAAAGCAAGCGAACTCTACTCACTCGAAGTGAGTGAGGCGACGCGCGCCTCATATACCGCCGTGGAGGTGAGCTGGCAGGATGTAGAGAGCGGCGAAAGAAAGAGTGTAAAAGTGGGGAGTGGCGCTATAGTGTATAAACAAAATATAGCAGAGCCTAAGAGTGAGCGTGAGGCGTTTGTGGTGGCGCGGGCCAAGTTAGCACGTTTGCAGAGTGCGGGCTTAAGCGGTAGGTGGTCGTGTGTTGGGTGTAACGTGGTAGCTGGCGGACGTGTGGAGTTTGAGGGCATTAGAGCTTTGGCTGGACGTGAGTATAATGTATTAAGTGTATCACATCGCTTGGATGCGAGTGGTTATATATGCGAGGGGGAATTTTCATCATGATAGATTTGGAATTTATAACACTTGCAGATCTGCTTAATGAGATATCCGAGAGGGAGCTTGTGATGCTGAGTCATCTTGACGATGATCAGGAGATTGCGCATAGAGAGATTAGCCAAGTTAGTCTCAATGAGTCTGTAATAGAGGATGCCAATCGAGATGCGGTTGACTACATTAGATCTTATGTAGATGTGAGTAACCCTACGAGGTTGCTACGTGGGATTTGTGCAAATCTAACTATAATAAATTTACGCAAGAAGCATAATTATCCAGTGGATACCTATGAATTTGATTTGAGTAGAATCGACAGCCTACTACTCAAAATGTCCCAAGGTAAGATATCTGTCAATGTGGCGGATGTGGCGGAAAAACAAAAAAAAACAATAAGAAAATTTATTATAAGAACCAAAAAAATAGATTGGAGTTAAAATTTGAAAAAGGGCACAAAAGAGTTAGCAAGAGAGTTGTACATAAAAGGCTTTAATGTTGCAAAAATAGCTCACATCCTCAATAAAAGTGAAAAAACAATTAAAAATTATAAAGCCCAAGATAATGTTAGCTGGGAAGAAGATAGAGTCAAACTGCTTATGTTGGACAAAAAAAAGCACGGAAATAATATATACGCAACGTTTGTCGAGCTTGCCTATACGGCAATTGACGAGATAAAAAATATGGAAGTGGACGCGATCGAAAAAGTATCTATAATAAGCAGGATAGGAGATGGGTTTGCGAAAATCTCAAAAGTTGCGAATATCGAAAATGACAAAGAGTATAAATACAAAATCTCCAAAAACATCGTAGATAAAATAGTAGAATTTGTCGTTACAAACTATAATATAGATGCCAGCAAGATAATACAATACGTGGCTAGCGAGGATTTCTATAAGTTCCTGGAGACATTGGATGAATAAAAAAAAATTTGCAGAGTATATAAAGCAGATAAACGAAAAAACAACGGAGAGAACGGAGAGAACGGAGAGAATCGAAAAGGCTAGAAATAGCCTAACGTATTTTTTGGTGACATATTTCCCCCACTACGCCACATTTGGCTTAAGTGATATGCACGTGGAGATCGCAAGAGATCTTGAATTTGCGATCAGCAGCGGTGGCAAATACGCTTATGCGGCTCCGCGAGGGCATGCAAAGACGACTCTTGCTTCAAAGATATACCCACTGTGGTTGACATGCTTTAACAAAAAAAAATTTATTGTGGAGATTTCGGATTCTGTCGAGTTGGCAGAATCAAATTTAGAGGCGATCAAAAAGGAGCTAGAGGACAATGAGTTACTGCGGATGGACTATCCGCATGTATGCGGTACGACCAATGTTTGGAAAGTTGGGGAATTTATAACCTCTAACGGTGTGAAATTTAAGGCATGTGGTAGTGGCAAGCGCTTACGCGGCTTGTCTAACAGAGCCCAGCGTCCAGATGTAGTGATACTGGATGATCTGGAGAACGACACTAATGTCCGGAGCAAGACACAGAGAGACAAGCTTGAGGAGTGGCTCGACGAGGCTGTGCTGAATTTAGGCAGTGCTGACGGATCGCTCTTGGTCGTCTATATCGGCACTGTCCTACACGAGGACAGTGTATTGTCCCGAAAGCTCAAATTGCCGTACTGGCACACACGGCGATATGCCAGCATTATATCGTATCCTTATAATATGGATCTATGGGACGTCTACTGTGAGCTGTATCTACACAACGGTCTAGATGCAGCTCAAAAATACTACTCGCAACACAGAGTAGAGTTGGATGCAGGTGCAAAAGTGTTGTGGGAGCAGGTGTTACCGATAGATGCATTAATGCGTAAACGCGCCGAAAACCCGCGCGCGTTTTCTAAGGAACAACTCAATAGTCCTATGTCGGACAGACAGATGTTCAAGTTGTCTGATATCAAGATGTATGATAATATAGACAATTTGGACTACTATGTTACTTATGTAGATCCTGCTGGCGGTGGCAACAAGAGTGATTATACTGCCATAACAACACTAGGCGTTAAAACGCCAAAAATCTACGTTGTGGAGAGTATCGTTAAGCGTATGGATAGTAGAGCGACTATAGATACGCTTATAGCGCTGCAGAGAATGTATGCTAACCGATTTGTCGGCATAGAAACAAATGGCGGACAAATCCATATTAAACAATGGTTGCAGGTTGCGGCGGCTAATGCTGGCGTGCATATGCCTATCAAGGGCGTCTGCAATACCACGCATAAAATCAACCGTATTGAGACACTTGAGATGCCGATCATCAATGGCGAGATACTACTGCGGTCGGATCAGCGTATGTTGATAGATCAGCTACTAGAGTTCCCCGAGGGTCAAAACGACGATGCCCCAGATTCTTTGGCTGGCGCTTATGCGCTAGTCAAAGACGGTTTGCGCACTAAACGGACACACTATCTAGACAAAAAAACAAGGAGATATAATGTTTGGAATTTTTAAAAACAAACAACAAGAGAGCAAGAAAAGAACGCTTGTAAATGTTAAAAATTTGGTAGATCTATACAGCAACTACGAGAATTATTCTAGTGATTGTAGTGATGAGTGCATTAGAGACGTGTTTAATGATACTACGTTTGTCCAGGCGCATATTAATAGGTGCTCTTATACACTTGGGAAGCAACTGGAATTTGTTGTAACGCAAAACTTTGTTGCAACGAAAAAAAATGAAGAAATATTACAAAAAATAAGAAAGTATATTAATACAGATGTAATAGAGCAAATTTTAGAAACGTATCTGTATGGGATGAACGTATTCGAGATAAACTGGCATTATAAAGACGACGGGCTGTTTTATCCGCTATTAGTCCAGCGCGACTTCCGCGACTTCCGCATATCAGATGGACAGCTAATACATCAAGTAAAAGGCGAAATACCAAAATATAAGGCGGTATATGCCATTAGTGGCAAGAATTTCCATCAACCGCAAGGCAATAGTGTTATAATGAAATTACATAAAATAGTCAAAATCAAAAAATCAAGTCTGCGATTTTGGATTGAATTTTTGGAAAAATTTGGCTCGCCTTGGGCGATAGGTAAGACAGATGTAGATGCAGATGAAATGGCAAAGGAAATGTATAGGATGTTAAATGGTGATACGGCTGTGATAGCGCCGTCCGATACGATAGAGCTGATCCAGCCATCACGAGAATCGGGTTTTTTAGATATGCAAAAATACTGCGAAGATCTGATAATTAAGGCAATATTGGGGGCAAATTTGGCTGGCTCTGTCAACGACGGTAGCTATGCAGCTAGTAAAACACACTCTCAAATAAGAGAGGATATAGCACTATCAGATAGCAATATTGTAATTGAGACAATTAATCGCGTATTGGGTTATTTTGATGCCATCAATGGCACGAGTCTAGGCATCACAGTAAAATACGTAAATACGCAACTTAACGCAGAGCTGGCGGCGAGAGATCAGATTCTCTATAATATGGGATTTATTCCGTCAAGAGATTATGTTGAGCGTATGTATAACATAGATCTCGATGACGCACAAAAGAGCAATATAATAGCCAACTCCAACACCAAGCAACCAAAATACATAACAAACCTCGAGAGGGATATTGATAGACGCAAATTTCAAAACCCTATCAAAACGGCAGTTGCGGAGGCGTTATATAAGTGCGAAAGCTACGAGGATGCATACAAAGCACTTTTAGCTAACAGCGAGCTAAATTTAGCAGAGCTAGAGGCCGAGTTAGCCAACGCCATAGCTACAGCTAGAATCAAGGGGTTACCAACAGCAACATAAACTCTATAAAATCCTATAAAATAATATAATTATTTTATAGATATATAAGCTTTAATTAAGCTAAATTTAGTTAAA